TGGATCAATGATCGCGCGCAAGGCATCAAGCTGCTGGGCTTGACGATTGAGCTGCCGGGACTGCAGGGCGCGACCGACGGCGCGCCGGTCGAGGGCATGAGCCGCGTCCGTCATCCGCTGCTGCTCGAAGCTGTTCTGCGCTTTCAGGCGAACGCCCGCGCCGAGCTGCTGCCGACTGACGGCCCGGTCAAGATCAGGGTCGACGACAACAACGGCACGTTCCAGACCGACCGCATGGCTGACGCGCTTGAGCGCGACCTCAATCACTACCTGACGGCCATCGCGACGGAGTATTATCCCGATACCGACCGCATGCTGCTGATGCTCGGCTTCGGTGGGCTGGCGTTCAAGAAGGTCTACTTCTGCCCGCTTCGCAATCGCCCGATCAGCGAGACGGTCGACGCCGAAGACCTGATCGTCAACGCGGCCGCAACCGACATCCGCAGTGCCAAGCGCGTTACACATCGCGTCCAGATGCGACCCAGCACTGTGAAGCGCCTGCAGATTTTGGGCGTCTACCGTGACGTGCCGCTCTCGACGCCGATGCCGCAGGAACTCGACAGCGCGCAGCGCGAGAAGAAGGCGCAGCAGGGCGTCGAGCCCGAGGCGCTGAACCCGGAAGACCGCGACCGCGAAATCTACGAGTGCTACTGCGAGCTGAACGTCAAGGGCTTCGAGCACAAGTGGAAGGGCAAGGAAAGCGGCCTCGAAATCCCGTGGCGCGTGACCATCGACGTCAGCTCCAAGCAAATCCTGTCCATCGTCCGCAATTACGACGAAGACACGGCCGAGTTGCCCGAGGCGCGCGCCGTCTTCGTGCCTTACATGTTCGTGCCGGGCTTCGGCTTCTATCCGCTCGGCCTGCTGCATATCCTCGGCAACACGACCAACGCGATCACGGCCGCGTGGCGCGAGCTGCTCGATGCGGGCATGTACGCGAACTTCCCCGGCTTCCTGTTCAGCGACGCCGGCGGACGCCAGAACACGAACATCTTCCGCGTGCCGCCGGGCGGCGGCGCGCTCGTCAAGACGGGCGGCATGCCGCTCAATCAGGCGATCATGCCGCTCCCGTACAAGGAGCCGTCGCAGGCGCTCATGGCGCTGGTCGAGAACATCGCCACGACCGGGCAGCGGCTGGGCGGCACGAGCGAGCAGCAGGTTGGCGAGGGTCGCGCCGACGCGCCCGTGGGCACGACGTTGGCGCTGATCGAGCAGGCGCAGAAAATCCTGAACAGCGTCCACAAGCGCATGCACGCGGCGCAGGCCGAGGAGTTCCAGCTCCTCGTGAAGTGCTTCAAGGAGCATCCCGAGAGTTTCTGGCAGCGCAACCGCAAGCCGGCGTTCGAGTGGGACCAGAAGACGTTCACCGACGCGCTCGACATGTACTCGCAGTCGCTGGTGCCGCAGGCGGACCCGAACACGGCGAGCCACACGCAGCGCATCGTTAAGGTCATGGCCCTGAAGCAGCTGCAGGGGGCAAGCCCGACGCTGTACGACCCCATCGCGGTCGATACGGCGGCGCTGCAGGCGCTGGGCTGGAACAACCCCGAGCAATTCTTCGTGCCCCCGGCGGCTATGAACAAGCCGCCGCTTGAAGTCCAGAAGGGCATGGAGGAACTGAAACTCAAGCAGGGCGACCAGCAGATCAAGCGCGAGGCGCTGCAGCAGAAGGCGCAGGCCGACGCCGGCAAGCTGCAGATCGAAGGCCAGCGCGTGCAGGTCGAGGCGATGAAGGCGCAGCAGCCGACGGGGCTCGCGCCGCCCGAGGACAAGAGCCAAGAGCTGGCCCTGAAGGCGGCCGACATCGCGTCGAAGGCCAAGGACGTGCAGTTCAAGCAGGAACGCGCGCTGAAGGAAGACGAGAACCGCGACCTCGAACGTCAGGCCGAGCTGCAGGAGGCCAACCTGCGGCTCGTGGGTGACCTGCTAAAGACCAAGGCCACGCAGGCGCACGCCACGAGCGAGCGCGAGGCGCAACACGCGCACGAGAAGGAACTCGCGCGCCTGAAGCCGAAGGCACCGAAATGACCCCTCGCGAAATTCAGATCAAGTTGACGCAGACGGTGCTGATTGCGTATGGCGCGAAGGACGAAGTGCCTATGGCCGATCAAGCGCGAGCCGCCGAAAAAGCGTGGAGCGAGATTGTGGGCGTTCAACCGGAAACCGTGAAGGACTTGCTCAAGCCGTACTACAACTACCTCGCCGAAACTTCCACGACGGCGACAAAATTACGGGCCCTCTGCCATGGCTGACCCTGTCCGTCGCGCAGCGATGATCGCCCGCGATCAGCGCGCCCTGCTGCGGCGCATCGCCAACATCTATCCGGGCCCCGGCGGGGGATTGGACCCGTCGCCCGGCGGTGGCGGCTACAGCGGCCCCGGCGGCGGCAAGTACATCGGCCCGTCACGACTGGCTAAAGGCGGCGCTGCAGATGCCAAGGCGCGTTTTTTAAAAGGCAGCAAGGCACCTTTGCGGCTATACCACGGCACGGTTGAGCCCACGGATTTCTCAGTGTTTGGCGTCGGCGAGCCTCACTATGTCGAAGATGAACACGGCGAAAGTATACAGCGGCAGGGCAGCGGCCCCGACCCGACGACATACCTTGGCAGTCACTTTGCTGAAGAACCTGAAGTCGCTAACAGGTTCGCCAGAGGGCTATACGGCGAACGCAAGGGAACCACGTCGGGCAACCGCGTTTATCCGGTGCATCTTGCAATCAAAAACCCGCACGTCACCACGGAAAGAGAAATGCACGACTGGATGCTTCGCCAGTCGGTTTCGACGCCGTGGGTTGAGCACTTGCTTAACGATGACGACGAGATGCGCGCGAGATATGAGAAAGATTCGGGCTATCGACGGCACATCAACGAAAGTGTTCTCGGCCTTGAGCACGAGTCTGACGAGCCGACGTATGAAACGGCGCAAGAGATGGCGCGCAAGTTACGCGACCACTTGATTGCTAAGGGCCACGACGGCATCAAGTATAAGAACGAAGTCGAGGGCGGCACGTCATGGATTGCGTTTGATCCGAGGCAGATCAAGAGCGCCATTGGAAACCGTGGCACATATGACCCAAACGATCCGGACATCAGCAAGGCAGGAGGCGGGTACATCGGCCGCGCCACTGGCGGCAACGTCCCGCCCTTCAAGCTGCACAGCGGCGCTGCCAAGATCATCAAGACCAAGGGTCAGGCCAAAGCGACGCCACAGCAATACGCGGCGATGCCGGGCATCAAGCCCGACGAGCTGAAGCATTCCAAGTTTGACACGCTGGGCTCGAAGGCCCTCCCCCGAGAGGAGGTAATCAAGCACCTTGAGGACAATGCGGTCCCGTTGCAGGAGACGCTCCTACGCCACTACGAAGGCGACTACGCGCCGCACGACGACGTGCGTGAAGATGACGGCGACACCAAGTTCCACACCTACCAGCTCCCCGGCGGCGAGAACTACCGAGAGGTATTGTTGCATCTGCCTGATAAACAGCGCCGCGACTACACGTTTGAATGGTTCTACCCAGCGACGCAAAGAACTAAGCAGGGGTTTGACACCGAAGAAGCCGCGAAAGCGGCTGCCCCGGAAGGCGCAGTTGTCAGTCGCGTCGAAACGGCCACCCACGACCCCATTTTTAAGTCGAGCCACTGGGAAGAGCCCAACGTCCTCGCGCACCTTCGCATGTCCGACCGCAGGGGGCCGAACGGCGAGAAGGTGCTGCACGTCGAGGAAGTCCAGAGCGACTGGGGGCAGCAGGGGCGCGATCAGGGGTTTAAACAAGGCGACCCTGACGCGAAGCTCGATGCCATATTGCAAGAGGTCAAGCGCCGCGAGCCGCAGCTCAATGACGAAGACCCCCACGCATGGGACGGCGTCTGGAAACGACACCCCGACTTGTTCGCGCAGCAGCAGGAAGCATACAAAGAACGTGAAGGCGTCCCACACGGCCCCTATGTCGACAGCACCCAGAAGTGGACCGACCTCGCGCTGAAGCGCGTGCTGCACGAAGCCGCGCACGGCGGCTACGACAAGGTCGTCGTCACGCCGGGTGACGAGCAGAACAAGCGGTACGACCTGAGCCATCAGGTCAAGAACATCACGTACTTCCCCGACATCGGCTACCTGCACGCGACGACGCACGACAACCAAGGCGTCGAGCATGAAGACGTGAAGCCGGGCGATCTCGCGACGCATATCGGCAAGGAAGCCGCCGAGAAGATCATGAAGTACGAGCCGCAACGCTACGAGGGCCGAGGCCGGCTGGGCGGAGAGTTCTACCATGAGCTTGAAGGCGACGACCTCAAGATGGGCGGCGCGGGCATGCGTGGCTATTACGACAACATCCTGCCGAAGCGCCTGCAGACGCTCGCGCAGCAGCACGACCCGCAGGCAAAGGTGCAACTGGGCGGCTTCACGTTGCGGACGCCGCAGAACGTGGAAGACCTGCCCGAAGACGAACAGGCCGACTATCTCGACCGCGATCCGTCTGGCGCGCAGCGCCAAGTGCCGGACGCGCGCCGCGATCTCCACAGCCTCGACATCACGCCGCAGATGCGCGACAGCATCAAGGGCAACGGCTTCAGCCAGTTCAAGCGCGGAGGCGAAGTGGAACCAAAATGGGTGAACCCGCTTGAAGAGGGCGCGGCGGCCAGCGGGCATACTCCTGCAAGTTTGTACCCGCGCCTGCGCAAGCGCGGCAAAGACACGATTAACAAACTATCCACCATAACGCCGAATAGCGACTGGGAGAATATGGCGGTGCTGCGGGCGCGACAGCCGCTTGTGCCGCACAAACCCTTGGACCCGCATAAAATGATCGGCAGCACACTGGTTTCAGGGCCGGGTGATCTGCTTGCCACCGACATGACGATCCACGGCATCGGCGGGAACATTTTCAAGAACCCGGTCCATACCGAAGGGGGGCCTTTCTACAGTCGTGGAAAAGCCGGTACTGCATGGGCGTCAAACGAGAAAGCGATCAAAGATCAGCTTAACGCCGCGCTGCAAGCTGAGAGGCAAGGCAGTCCGGCATATCATGTACCGATTTCTATGAGCCGTGGGGCTATAAGCAGCACTCCCGCTGTATGGAACATGCTGGCTGAAATGCTGCCGTTTGCCAAGATCAGCAAAGCGAACGCCGCGAAGATTGACAAAACTATTCGGACGCACCCCCACCCCAAGACCGGCGAGCCCCTTTTTCCTAACGCCCCAAGTATTGGGCACAGAGATTTTCCTGACTGGGTGGCCAAGCAACTTAATTTGAGCCAGCGGTATCAACTCATGAACGCTATTGAGAAAAGCGCAAATGTTGTTGCCGGGTTGCCTGAACCGGGGGCCATACGCATGGCGGTCACAGAACCTGAATATCTTGCGCCGCGCTCCATGTCTGCAGGTCGAGTGCTGTCCAAGTTGCATCCAGAGAAGGGTCTTTTATACGAGCCAAAAGTCCCCCACAGCGGCTACCCCATACAGGCACCCGGAACGTATCACGGAGGGTTTGAGCGACCGACGCCTGTCGGGTTGATGTTCCCGAAAGCGTGGAAGACTATTGCGGGTAACCTTGACCCTGAAATTGACGAAGTGCCCAACGCGATTCAACGTAAACTGCAATTGACGACGCAGATGCAAAAAGTAACGCCCGAGATGGCCGACAATTTGGCCGCTTACTATGAACGTATGCGCGGTAAACCGTTTAAAACCGGCGGCCGCGCGGGCTACGCACCCGGCGGCGGCGTCAACCGGCTCCTGCAGAACCTGAAGGGCTCCTTCAGCAATCTCAACCAGCAAGTTGCGGCGCAGGCACCCCAGCAGCAGGCACCCCAGCAGCAGGCACCTGCCGACTATCAGGGCATGGTCGGGCAGGCCACGCAGCAGGACCCGGACCCCGCCTATCAGCGCATGTTGGCGCAGGCGCTGAACGGCAAGAGCTACGACGAACTGTTCCCGAAGGCTGCAACCCCGGCCGCAGCCGCGCCTGCCGCGTCCGCTGCGGCCGCCGAAGCACCACCGCCCGCCTACCCGACCTACCAGCCGCTCAACTACTCCGTCTCGCCGACAGAGATGCTTGGCGGCGGCGGCGGCGGCTTCAAGCGCGGCGGAAGAACGAGTAAGAAGTCCACCATTGTCGAGCGTGCGCTCGCGGCTGTAAGGAGAAAATAGATGAGCGAGATGTCAAAGGCCGCACGCGCGGCCATGAAGGCCAAGGCCACCCGCATGGGCGGCAAGGGCGAACCGAAGACCAAGGTCGATGCCTCAACGTGGTCGCCCCCCGAGATGATGAACACCGGCATGAAGGTGGGCATGCGCCCGCTGACGCGCCGCGCCTTCAAGAAGGGCGGAAAGGTCATCGAGAAGTGCGAGGGCGGCCCCACCGCCGTGCGCGCCGACCGCAAGCAGCGCAAGCAGCGCAAGGCTGGCGGCCGCTCGCTGGTCACTGACCTGATCAACCGCAACGACAAGAAGGCGAACAAGGCCCGCGAAGGCGGCGACGCGCATACCGGCGGCTACGCCAAGGGCGGCAAGACGTCCCGTTATTACGAGACGGTGAAAGACCACGACCGCTGGGACGAAAGCAAAGAGAAGTGGATGCCTCGTACCAAGCGTCGCCTGACCGACGAGGGCGAGATGAAGTTCGGCCCCGGCGGCAAGCCGTCAGACGCCGACAACCCCGATAAGTTTCGGCCGGGCGAGTTCAAGCGCGGCGGCGACGTCGATCAGGACAAGAAGCTCGTCAAGAAGGCGTTCGCCCAGCACGACAAAAACATGCACGGCGGCAAGCACGAAGAGCTGAAGCTGAAGAAGGGCGGCCCCGCCAAGAAGCAGTACGGAGGGTCGGCCAAGAAGCCCATCCCCGGTGACGCCCCGACGCGCGGCCCTGATGGCGGATCGCAGGCAACTGGTGAACCGTATCAGAATATCGACGAACTTATGAAAGCCAAGGGTATCGGCAAGAAGCGCGGCGGCGGTACCTACTTCGGCGGCACCCGCCCGACGGGCGGCCGCATGCCGAAGGCTGATGGTGGCAAGAGCGACGAAGATTATTGGACGTATAAGGCGGCATCCAAGACGCCGGAATTGGAAGAGGCGATCAAAGCCAAGGCCATTCATCCGAAGACTACGGAGGATGATTGGGCAAAACTGTCACCCGGCATGCGTCGCGAAATTCTTCGCAGCGCGCAGCGCAAGGGCCGCAAGGCTGGCGGCCGCACCAAGGGCAAGACCAACATCATCATCTCGGTCAATGCGGGCAAGCCGCAGGATCAGCAGGCGATGATGCCCAAGATGCCGACGCCCTCGCCGTTGCCGGTGCCTCCGGTGGCCCCGCCCCCGATGGGCGCGGGCGCGCCACCCCCGATGCCGCCGATGCCGCCGCCGGGCTTGGCTGGCGGCCCGCCGCCTCCTCCGGGCATGCCGCCGATGCCGCGCAAGCGCGGCGGTCGCGCCTACAAGTCCTACAAAGACATGGACGCGGGAGCCCTGAGCGGCATGGGCCGCATGGAGAAGACCGAGATCGAGCACGGCAAGCGTGTGGGTCGCCTGTCGGGCGGCCGCGCTCGATCCTACAAGGACATGGACGCGGGCGCGTTGGGCGGCATGGGCCGCATCGAGAAGACCGCGATCCAGAAGCACAAGAGGTAATCGCTGGCCGGCGACCGGGACGCTGCGACGGCTCCTCACGGCGCAGCGTCCCACCCCGGCCACTGGGAGGAGCCAGTGACATTCGACACGAGGATTGGCCGCAAGTTCGGCGTGCTGATCAATGAACGCATGGCCGCCAGCACGCACAACGTGATGAACGGGACCATGGCCGAGCGCGACTACGCTCGGGAGACAGGGCGCTTCCAAGGCCTCCGCGAGGCGCTCGAAATCTATGAGGAAGCGGAGGCAATCATCAAAGGCGCAGAGAGGAGCTGACATGCCACAGATGGCGATGAAGCACGACAACGACCCGAAGAAGGAGTTGTTCGCCACGCTTGGCGACACGTCCGGTGTCGATGTCTTCAACAACGCGGTTTTGGTCGCGATTTACGTGCGACCCAACCGGACCAAGTCGGGAATTTTCCTGACGGACAACTACACTTCCGAGGACCGCATTCAAGGCAAGGCGGGCCTCGTCGTGAAAAAGGGACCCCGCGCCTTCGTGGACGAGCGCGGCGAGTGGTTCGCCGACGCCGACATCAACGAAGGCGACTGGGTCATCTTTCGGCCCAGCGACGGCTGGGCCATCAACGTCAACGGCGTCGCCTGCAGACTGATCGACGATACGGCGATCAGGGGCAAGGTCGATCAGCCTGACCGGGTATGGTGAGGACATCATGAGCACTGAAAACGAAGAAGTTGTCATCGAGGACAGCGACACGCCGAAGGAAGTAACGCTTGACGAGGGCGTCGATGACCTGAAGCAGCGGCTGGAAGCGGCCGAGGCGCGCGCCAAGGCGGCGGAAGAGGCGCGTCACAGCGCCGAACTGGCGGCTCACGAGGCGCGCGGCACGGTGCAGGAGACGAACCTGCAGCTCGTGGCGAACGCCATCGACACGTTGCGCCAGAGCAACGAGATCGCCAAGGCGAACTACAAGGCGGCGATGGCGAACGGCGACTACGACG